AAATTGCTAGCTAAAGATGTACTTAATAAAGCTGATACTGCTATGATGGAAAAAATTACTCTATGGCAAAAAGCAATTAAAGCTGGAACAGCAACAAACCGAGAACTTAATCAATGGCAAGAAGAAACTCATGAAGATATTAAAAGAGCTCAGCGAGAATATAGTCCAAAACAAGCTAAAGCAGTTAATTTCGAAGCTACTAATCGTGAACCTGGTGCCGGCGTCAGCCTCGAAGACATCCAATCCCAGTTCAAAGATCAAGCTGTTTTTATAGGACCAAACAAGGAAGTAACTGTAGTCTTTAAAAATGGACAGGGGATCACTGTTAACCAGGTCAAGGAATTTTCTAACGGTGATAAAGAAATAGCTTTCAAGTCTGGACAAATGGACGAAGATGGAATGATCCTTGGCAAGACAGAAGATAACAAAATTTTTATAAGTAAAGATTATACTGATAAGAAAACAACTTGGCATGAAATTCGACATGCTTTAAAAAATCTTGGGATTATTAAAGAAGCAGATGATAAGGCTTTACTGTTTGAGATGCATAAATTAAGCCAGACTGGAAAGTTTCAATATGAGCGAAGTAACATGATAGACGAAGCTGGTAATGCTGATGTTGCTGGTTCCAGAGAAGAAGACCTTTCTAATGTCTTTGCACAAATTATGGTAGATAGAGAAGCTTACCGAGGAACTAAGCTTGGTGCTTTGATTCAAAAGATAACTGACTTTTTGGATAGCTTGAGATCAATGGGAAAACAAACAGCGGTCAAGGTTGCTAAGGAAGTTGAAAGCGGTAAGATTTTTGCACGTGACGCAGTTGAAACGAGTTTTGATGGTAAGAGTCAATTTGCTAATCTGCAACCGGCGCCAAAATGGTATTCAGCATTAACCAAAGGTATTGAAGACATCCAGCAGAAATTTGCGCCTGCAACTCAATGGAAAGCAATGATTGGAAAGTTACCTGTCAAGCAGGAAGAACTTAAATGGACAGGGGTTAATGAATGGTTGGGTGAACAAACAGGTAAGGTTAGTAAGCAAGATTTGGTTGATTTTATTCAAGCGAATAATGTTCAGTTGAAAGAGGTTCTGCTGGGCAAGAAAGATGACTTAGAGGATTTACTGGCCAAAATGATTGATATGAAAACTGAAAGAGATTTCATATATTCAGGAATTCGAGACAGGATTCAATTTTTTAATCATGAAGAAGATTCCAGTATTGTTCCGGCGAAAGTAGGTCAGCAAATTACATTGTTTTTAGATTCTGATCCAGCAGCAGATTTTGATCTTAAAGAATATGATGTTAAATTATATACTGAAATAAATGATGATATACAAAGACATAATAAGTTAGCTACAGATATTATAAATCTACGTGGTCAGGTGAATAGAGCTAAAACAACTGATACAAAACATTCCCAATGGCAAGAACCCGGTGGCCAGGATTATAAAGAACTTTTACTGATGATTCTAGTTAAGTCAAGTACAAAAGCTAAAGAAGCAGCGGAAGCTTATAGAGTCATGCTTGGTGAAAAGTATGGCAAAGCAAATGATACATTTGGTGTAACTCGGCCTCAATGGACAATAGAAGAAAAAAAGAAAGCTGGAAAACTTTCAAAATTAGCAAATAGAGAGAATGCGCGTGGTTCTGCTGATGTTTATAAATCAAGTCATTTTTCCGAACCAAACATAATTGCTCACATTAGATTTAATTCCCGAACAGATGTTGATGGAAATAAGGTACTGTTTTTTGAAGAAGTCCAGAGTGATTGGCATCAGGCAGGGAGGAAGGAAGGTTATAAAGGATACTCAAACGAAGTTGAACTTAATCAATTAAAAATAACTCAAAAAGATTTATTTGAATCTCAAGATAAGATTTATCAAGAGCATCTTAAATTAAATCCAACCATGAAAAAAACTCCAAAAGCAGCTTGGGATCGTTTCATGCGTGGTGAAGTAAGTAGTGCTGTTGAGGCTGAACTTGGTCATTTAATTAAAGAGTATAAAAAAAATGATCAAGAATTAAGAATAATTAATGGTAAGATATCGATTATTGTAGATGGTCTTGTCCCAAATGCACCATTTAAAAAATCAAAAGTCTGGTCTTTGCTTGCACTCAAACGAATGGTTAGATATGCAGCAGAGAATGGATTTGATAAAATTGCTTGGACTACTGGAGAGCAACAGGTAACTCGATATAAAGAAGCATTACGTAAGCAGATTGATACACTTAATTGGACAAAGACTTCTGATGGTATTCAACTTGTAGGATTTAAGAATGATAGACAAGTAGTTGATACAACTGAGAAAGAAGATGTACTTAGTGATGCAATCGGCAAGACAATGGGTGATTCAATCATTGAAAATAAGAATCAATCAGGTAGTATTCAAGGCGATGATATTACGATCTCTGATACTGGTATGGCTGGCTTTTATGATCGAATGTTACCGAACATTGCAAAGAAGTTTTTTAAGAAATTTGGTGGGCGGATTGAAACGACAGATGTTAAAATACCAGAAAAAATGACAGAAAGTCAAGAAGAGTATGCTTGGTTGACCGTTACAGCCGATTTATCGGAAAGCTCGGAAGAAAGAAATGAAATTTTAGCTAAGCGTAAAACTGATACTATGTCTGTCATGTCCATGACCATAACTCCACAGATGAAAGTCTCGGCAGTCAAGACCGGCATGCCGATGTTTTCAGTTTCATCTGATCATAAGGCCACCGGCGTGTTTGATGTAGCAGAAACATCCACACGAAAAGAAACAGCTAAGTATTCTATCATAGACGTTCTGGCTCCGTTCTCAAAAGTATATGATGCAATCGCAAAGACTGGCAAAAAGATCAAAGAAAATGCAGATTATATTCAAGCAGAAAGGCTTCGGAGAAATGCTAACGGAGCAAGGATTAAAAAATCAAAGGAAACTTTAGTCCAGCCAATTATTGATCTTATGGCAAAGAGTAATTATAAAGCAGTTGATGTTGACGAAGCACTTGGGGCTAGGCATGCACCGGAGGCAAACAAGAGGTTGCAGTTGACAAATGCAAGAAGGTTCTTAATAGATCTTGCAGAGACAAATGAAAAGGATTATTTACAAGAAAAGATTGATACCATAGATGAAGTGATGCAAGCTTTGGATATGCCAAATTCAGTGACTCAGAAAGCTTATCTTGACCTACTTCAGAAAGAGTTGGCATATACTGTCTCAGCGGATACTAAAGCAATTAAGGCTGATTGGCTTGATAAGAAAGATCGCTTCTCAGGAATCACTGACGCTCAGGCAGCAAAGTTAAATGCTAAATGGGCTGATAAAGAAAATATGCAAGAGATTATGAAAATAGTTGACAAGATTACAAGATCAACTATTGATATAGCCTTGGCGTCTGGGAGAATTACACAAAATGAATATGATGCATTTAAGAGTACATTCAAGTATTATGTTCCGCTTCAACGTGAGGGACATAAAAGTCAATCTGGGCTTTTTGGAACCGGGCAAGGAATTATTAATCTTAGTAAAGATTATAAGATAAGGGGTGGTTCAACAGCTAAGGCTGTCAACATGCTTGGGAATGTTTTAATCCAGCATGAACAAGCAATCGAGCGAGCAGGTAAAGCAGAGTCAGGTAGGGTTTTGCTGGAGTTAATCGAGACAAATCCAAATAAAAACTTTTGGCATATATCTAAGAAAAAAATGGTTAATGCTTATGATGCCAGCGGAAATATCTACAAGAAAGAAAAGTATCAAATCTCTGATAATGAAATTCCATTAAAGATTGATGGTAAGTATTATATCATTTGGATGAATCCCAGCAACGTTCATGCTATGCGTATTGTAGCGCATTTAAAAGGGCAGGATATTAGCAGTGGTACTTTTGTTCGAGGGCTTTCAAAACTCAATCGATACTTTGCAACCATTCATACAGGACTTAATCCTGAGTTTATGTTCACAAACTTTCCGAGAGATATTCAAATCGCGGCGGTTAACCTTAGCAGTACTGAACTCAAAAACATGTCAATGAAGGTCATGAAAGATATTCCAAAAGCATTTTTGGGTTTAAGAAATGAACTTCGGGGCAAAGGTGATTCGACTTGGGGTAAATGGGCAGCGGAAGCCAGAAAAGCTGGTGGTATGTCAGCTTGGGCAGATCGAGGACAAGAAGTCGAAAAACTTGCTGGGAAGATTAATACTGAGGTTTGGACAGAACAAGGTACACCATTGGCTATAGGTTGGAAAACAATCCAGAAAGTTGGTAAGTTAATCGCGGATTATAACTCGATTGCAGAAAATACCACAAGGCTGGCTGCTTATAAATGGGCAAGAACACCCGTTGCAGAAGGTGGTGGTGGGTTATCGGAAGCTAAGTCTGCTGTTTTGATGAAAGAGTTAACAGTTAACTTTGAACAAAAGGGGCTTTATGGTGAACTTTATAATAGTCTTTATCTGTTTTCAAGTGCTGGTGTGCAGGGTTCGGCAAGGTTGATTAGTGGATTAATCAAAAGCAGCAAAGCAAGAAAAATCGTAGGTGGTATGGTTATATCGTCGATTGGCGTAACTCTTGCAAATGGCTTGGCTGGTGGTGATGACGACGAGGGCAAGAACAAATACAATCAAGTTCCGGATTATGATAAAGAACGTAACATGATTTTTGTTATTCCGAATTCAAAGATGCCACCGCTTAAGATTCCACTTGGCTGGGGATTGAATTTTTTCTGGAATATAGGTACAGAGATCGGAGAAATGATTCTTGCCAGCAGTGATCCAGAAACTTTTAAATATGATCCGATAGAAAGTGCCAGCAAATTAATGAATTCTGGACTTAATGCTTTTAATCCAATCCAAGGTGGAACTTTCTGGCAGACCTTATCACCTACATTTGCTGATCCGGTGACACAGATTTTAGAAAACAAAACATTTTTTGGTGGTCCATTGATGCCAGAAAAAAACAAGTTTGAAGATGTTAAAACACCGGAATCTCAACGATATTGGAAAAGTGTCAGACCGACTTCAAAAGTAATGGCAGAGTTTTTAAACAGTTTAACTGGTGGTGATAAAGTTGAAAAAGGTAAGATTGATGTTTCTCCAGAAATTTTAGATTTGGTCTTTGATACATTTACTGGTGGTCTTGGAAGATTTACCGCCGGTGTTGTTGGCTTGCCTCAGACGTTAAAAGAAGATGATGTGCAATTGCGCAAAATTCCAATAGTTCGAAAGTTTGTAAGTACATCTGGTAAGGATAAAGGTCATAAAGATTATTATGACAACGTAGGCGAAGTTAAGATGCTGCTGAAAAAGATTAAAACATATCCTGAACGCCGGCGAGAGTTCATGCAAGATCCGAGGTTTAGGCTTCGCGAATCGTTGTTCAATACTGAACGACAAGTATCGGCATTACGCAAAGTTTTGAAAAAAGCACGATCGGAAAATAGCAAGGCAAGAATTGAAGATAGAATCAAGAGACTTCAAGAAAGATTTAATGAACACTTTGATAAAAGGATTAACAAATGATTTTAACACCAATCAATCATGATGCAGCAACTTCAACTTGGACAATGGTTACTTTGACTAATGGTGAAGACTGTGAGGATTACGTAGTTCAAGCGAGGATTTCTGTAGACTTGAAAATTTCTAACGTGGCTGCTGGAACTACTTATTGGACTATTAAGGCAGATACGACGATTTTATTGAGTGAGATTCTTGGACCAGGGGCAGGGTTCTTTTATGTGCAGTCAGTTACATCTGCTGCGGTAGTTGAAGTATTACCATTAAGACGGCATCGTGGAAAGTAAGTGTTTTAGTAAAAATAGAATCAACTTAATTAGGGGTATAAATATGATAGATATCAATCACTCAAAGATGAAGTTAAATTGATCTTTGGGGATAATGATCTATTTTAGCATGAGTAATTAATCTTTATAAATTGATAAAATTGTAATTTATGATAAAGTTAAAATCTTAAAGTTGGTAATTTAACAGGAGCTGAAAAATGACTCACGACCGTAGATACACTGATCATATCACTAAAACGTCTGACCATGATCTACTCATCAAACTGCATACAAAAATAGATGATATTTGTTCTGCACACAAAGAAACGAGGCTTGAGATTAAATCATATGCTGATAGGATAGATGTTAGATGTGAGAATAGGTTAGGCATGATCAATTCAACGTCTGATAATGTAATTGGCAAATCAATGTTTAGATGGTTATTCGGATTTTTGGTTTTGGCGTTAATAACACTTTATAGTATCGCAGGCGTAAACACAGTGTCCGTTGCAAAAAATGAAATACAAATTGGAGAGAATGCAAAGGCCTTGAAACAATTGATCGAGAGGGATAAATGAACCTTGCTAAAATAGAAGCTCAACTTATCGCCCACGAGGGTGAACGACTTGTATTATATAGGTGTATTGCCGGGAAGAGTTCGATAGGAATTGGCCATAATTTGACGGATAATGGGATTACTCAAGAGATGTCCCGGTTTATTTTTGGAATAGATCTCCAGGAATGCATTGTTGATCTAAGCCAAAGGGTTTTTCTTGGTCAATTTGAAGATTTTCCGGAAGACATCCAGCATGTCCTGATTAATATGCGTTTTCAATTGGGTCACACGGGGTTCAGGAACTTTAAAAAAATGATTACAGCTTATAGAAAATTGGACTTAGCAGAGGCTGTAAAGCAGATGCGCGATTCCCGTTGGTTTCATCAGGTGCCTGGCAGGGCGAACGATTTGGTTAAAATAGTTGAGGGTTTTCAAAAAGGGAAGGAATGATATGTTCGCAACACCGTTAAGAGTTGAAAAAATAGGCAAGAATACCTGGGAATTATTAACCCCGTTGGTCTACAAGGGATCTGAAATAATAGTGGTTCCACAGGGCTTTAGGACAGATTTTGCGAGTGTTCCTCGACCAGCTTGGTGGTTTTGTGCCCCTGCTGCCGGAAACCATGCAAAGCCTGCGGTGCTTCATGATTTTTTGTGCGAGACATCTTCCGACCAAAAACGGACAGATAATCTTTTTCTTGAGGCCATGAAAGCAAATGGGGTGGGATGGACAAAAAGACATGCACTGTATTGGGCGGTCCGGGGGTACCAGACCGCCAAGGGGAACTATTTTAGGGTTTCTTGATTTTATCTATGTGGTTTTCCCGGCCACAAAAAGCGCAAAAATTCATCCCGGAATCTTTATTTTGCTCACATTCAGGGCATTGGTTTTTTTCGTACTCGATATATCCGAGTGCATGAAGAACCGAGAACAAGTCATCTAAAGCCTCTTCATGGATTCGTTCATCGCTTCGCATTTCCATAGCTTTAACAATATTTTTTAATTCATCCGGGTCGAACTGCCACTCTCCCGGCTGCCCAAATGTCCCAGCTCTTTTAATCTTTTTCATTCGTCTAAATTCCAGTTTTGTATTATCTCTCGTTCGGTACCATTCCACGCACCCCAAGGCGCAAATGTCGGGTATCCACCAGCATTCCAGCTTCCACATTCCGGGCAAATCGGGAAGTCATCATCCTCTAATACTTCGGTTTGGTATGGATCACCGATCGGGGCAATATGTCCGCAAATTACGCAGGACATCTGATCGTCGTCGATGTCAATTGTTTCTATCGAATTAAACCCAGCCATTGTTAATCCTCCCATTCGTTTTCAATCCATTCCTCATCCGGGGCATCCAAGATATCGTTAACAGCCATTCTGCACACCTGCTTCTGATGCGGGTCCAATGACTCCCAAATTTCTGTGAAAATCCCCCCATCGTCAAATGTGTGGCCATATCTCCATTGTGCATATGTAGCGGCTTTGTGGCGTTTCATGGTTTATCTCCTTTTTTCTGCATTATAGTGATTATGCTTCCCATCTCTCATACCTCTTATGCCCGCAATTATAAACGCCATGATTATCAAGCGCCGGGTCAAACAGTTTTAAGACCCATGGTACCCTTTTAAACAGGCATTCCAACAATTCTTTGCGCTCAGGCTTAACGTGACTCCAAACATCATTTAAACCGCACAGAAGGAAGCTCAAGGTTTCAACAATTTCAAACTCTTCACCTGATTTACAGATAGCCTCGATTGATTTGGATATCTGGCGCATTTTAGAATCGTTCAACCCCGGGAAAGGATATTTCTGAGCAGCTTCAAATCCTGCTTCATATAGCTTCTGTCCTCGAAATTTTGCAGTATCGCTTGTGCTGGCTTTTGCGATTATGGTTCCGCAGGTGGCTGATAGTGATAGGATGGTGAATATTTTAGTTGAAGAATTCATATGGGCTCCTGGGTTTTTTCAGAATATTGTCCGATTAATTCCATAATATGTCGCCCGGATTTGGTAAGACTTTCGCTGTCGGTTATATACTGAAGTTGAAAGCAAAAATGTTTCTCCCATTTATCTGTTAATTTTCCCATCTCATTGAAAAATTTGGCTTGTTCATCATCGCATAACCTGCAAAACTCAAAGGCCAGTTCTTCCGGGGTTAATTCTATTGTGTGTTCTATGGTTCGTTTTATCAAATTTCCTCCTTAAAATAGTTGTGGTTGTGCTGTTAATATCCGCTTGTTTGCTATGTCAATGTAGTCTTCAGATATTTCAATTCCGATATAGTTTCTGTGGTTTTCTATTGCCATTTTTGGAACTGTTCCAGATCCGCAGAAGCAATCTAAGATTAAATCTCCTTTGTTGCTCCATGATATGATGTGATCGTTTGCTAATTGTTCAGGGAATTGAGCTGGGTGTTTCCTGTTTGAATTGGATTGTTCCGGGTATATATCCCAAACATTAAA